TGATGCCAGCTACCTTCAAGACTGTTCCATCTGCGTATGCTCCAGAACCACCCCAGTCTCTGTTGAGTACGTCTGTTGTCTGAGCTAACTTGTAGTACTCAGTTGGGCCAAGCACTAAGGTACGACCTTCTTCAGGGATATTGTTAATATCCATCTGCTCGGCTGCTGACCACATAGCAGCAACTAAGTTTGCACCAGTCACGGCTGCCTTGGTGGCAGCAACAATCTTGATGCGAGTACCACCAGGTAGGTCAGTGTTTGGGTTAGTAGAAGTACGTGCTGCTTGTGCAATAGTAGCTGCTACGTTCTTGTCAAATGTGTACGCTAATGCGTTACCCATTTCTGTGGTGTACTGGCTGCGAACGTCATAATGGTTCTTAGCCTCATCAATGTCAGCAACGAATACGTTTGATACGAGCTTGTCATCGATATTGATAACAGCTTCAGCGTGCTTGATAGCATTACCTGTAAGCTGTGTACCAGGTGTATGGTATGCTGTACTGCTTAATCCAATGATAGGGAACTGAGCAGATTTACCAGATGATATCGTGCGTACGGTATGTAACGCCTCGAACACGGTTGCCTTACGGAAAGCACTTAGTACTTCTCCACTAAAGGTCTTAAGGAATAAAGCGTCATAGCTAGAGCCTGTATTGTTTACAAGACCTAGCCGTGAGCTAGTAAAATTAGCCACGGAAAAAAGCTAGAGAAAGGTTGCCCTTTACTATCTCTTCAACGCAGGGTATCCCTCGCAAGGGGCCGTTGTCTCTACGAGAAGGTTTAGGTATTTACATAATACCCTTTACATTACATTTGAGCGACTAAGTTTTTCCTGTACTTGTTTTCTATACGCTGAATCAGTTGCATATCGTTCATCATTCATAGCTGCTACTACCTGTGCTGCTGACTCGTACTTAGTTGTATCTTCTCTAGCTGTTCTACCTCCTACAAGTTGAGGTTCTCTTGGTGCATTGTTCATGTATGCAGCTTGAAGACCAGCGACAGCAATCCTTATTTGATGTGGGTTACTAGTCTTAAGCATGTCGTTGAACGCATCAATCTCACCTTGGTCTAGGTTTCCAGAAGCCCACGTAAGCATCTCGTCATACACTTTTTCTCCACCAAATTCTTGTTTGATTGAAGTTACTTCTTTGGCTGCAAGCTCTGAGTCTTGTGCTGCTCTGTATTGCACACCATCTAGGTATGCTTCGACCATATCCTTAGTGAAGCCAGCACCTTCTAATGATGTGTAGTCTTCTTCATTTAGTTGACCTGTCTCTTGCCATCTAGTGTTCATACCTTGGTAGTCAACACCAGCTTCATCAAGGCGACTACCTATGTATTCACCATAGATCTCTGTTGCGTTGCCAGGTTCTGATTGTTCTTTTGATTCAGATACTTCAGGCTTGTCGCCTTCTTCTGGACTACCTAACTTCTTCTGAAGTTCTTCGTATCCTTTTTCTAAGTCTTGAACAGACTCATATTTACCAGCAAATTTAATTGGTCCGTTCTCTTTGGACTCATCAATTAGAGTTTGATCTTTTGCATCGACTTCCTGCTCAGGAGATAATGCACCTGTTTCAGGTTCGGAAATAGTAATAGGGTCAGGCATTGTGATGGGTGAATAGTTGATTATCTAATGGTGATATGGTTCGGGCCATCTTTGATGACTTGTGGTTCCTTCACTTTCTTTTTCTTAGCAACAGGTTTGTCTGAAACTATTGGAGGTAGTTCCTTAACCTTCTGCTCCTCCTTGGACTGGTCCACTGGGGAGTCCTGCTGCTGCTGCCCTGAGATCGGGGAGGGAATTAGGGGTGCTTCCTGTTGCTCCGGCTTCGGGGCTTCCTGAGAATTGGGGGCCATAAGGTGCTCCTTCTTGTGTGTAATTATCAGCAACTTTAGATGCAGCAGATGACTTCATCATTTCCATCATCTGTTGTTGCTGCTGTTGCTGTTGCTGTTGAGCTTGTGCAGCAGCAGCCTCTTGTTGTAGCTGCTCGCTGGTCTTGACTAAGTTAGTCGTATCTATTGAAGCACTAGCTGCCAATCTTCGCAGTGCTTCTTCGTAGTTTACATATTGTTGTGCTATCTCTGGGCCTAGTACCTGCTGAGTAATAGTTAAGAACTCAGTTAACTTGCTCATGTCATCGCCTCTACCTATACCTTCCAGTCCTGTCACAGCTTTAGGTAGTACTAACGATTCACCTGTCTCCTGACTCTCTGGGAACTCAGGTAACTTACCTTTCTTCTGCAACATATAGATTAATCTGCGTACCAATGGTAGCTGTAGTTCTTGAGTAAGTATGGAGTAGAAGCCACCGATACTTGCTTCAAGTTCTTGTGCCATGTAACGGATTTCTTCTGCTGTAACTCTTTCACCAGCTCTTTGAATTGCTGTGTTAAGCAGGAAAGCAAATTGCATTCTGCCTTCTATACGATCAATAGTTGTGTTAGCTATTTGTAAATCAGCTTGCTTCTGGGCTTGAACGACAGTCACATCAGCAGCATTACCTTGAACTATTGCACCATTCGCTGCACTACTTAATGTGCGAGGACGTGTGGTGCCATTCGGATTGCAAAGAAATAATATTTTGCTGGCTGCTGCTGCTGCTTCAATCACTGCTTGATACAGAGATTCAAGTGCAGTTAGATCACCGTAGTACTGCTCAGTATGTGAACGTCCATAGTCTTCTGAGTCGAGCTTCTCATATCTCAATACAATCCAAGGACTACAGTTCTCTGGACAACGACCATAGGTGTTGGGTATTTCTTTACCTTTGCATTCCTGATACCAGTTGGCTACTCCGTTCTCAAACTTGACACAGGTATGAACCTTAATACTTTTCTTTGTTGCCTCTAGTTTTTCTTCTTCCTTTTGATCAGGTAAGAATCCATCAGGTAATGCTTCAGGGTAGACTTCTTCCTCTACTAAGATCTCAGTGACATGACCCATTGGATCACGAACGACACAATAATCCTGTAGATGTATAACTCTTATTCCATCTGGTAGTACATAGAGAAGAACATTACCTGTAACTAGCAATTGTCTAAAGGCTTGGTTCAATGAAGCTCTTGCACTCATTGTCTCAAGCGTTGTCATGCAAGCTTGTTCAACCTTGACTAAGGCTGTGTCTAGTTCTGTCTTAATCTCTGGTCCTTGTTCTTCTATTCGTAAGGCAAGACTATCTATCTCTAGCTTGAAGAAGGGAGTGTTGGGAGGGAACAGAGTTACACCAAGCTTATGTGCTAAGTGAGTTACACCACGTGCACCTGTTGATTGCCAAGGTGTCTTAAGTTTTCCATGATCTCCTTGATTAGAATCAGGACAGATAGATGGAATCGTTACTTTGCTACAATCTCTACCCCTTTGAAGGAAAGGATCTCTTGTAGTTTTTAGTTGATCGTATCTACCAGCAAGGGTAGTACCTTTCTTTTTCTTTCTACCTTTACCAGGTGCAAGATCAATGTCGTTGATTTTTAAATCCATTAGCTAATACCAAGGGAAGAGTTGGTTCTGTCTCTTGTCTCTTTCTTATATTCTGCTGATCTATATTTCTTTCTGTTTGCACCACTAATCATTAGTTCATCTATGGCTGGTGTTGCTACGCCTGCATCTTCTGCCGGTGGTGGAGGTGGAGCAGCTTCTGCTATACGCTTTTGTTCTCTGTATCTTTCTTGATTATCTTCTCTTGTTATTTCAAATTGTCGTTTTTGTTCCTCTAGTTGTTGTTGTTGTAATGCAAGATTTTGTTGATGTCTTTCATCAGATTGTTTCTTTGCTTCCTCGTTAGAAGAACCGCCGCCGCCACCACACATGATGAATCGTTCGTGTTATGTGTACCATACTAACCTTAACCGTAGATCTGCACACCTCCAGTACCTCCTTCACTTCTTCCTGGTATTGACCCCATTCTTCCTCTACGTTCTTGTCTTGAATAGTTACCTAATCTATTACCACCAGCCATTACTACTTTATCTTGAGGAGGAATTCTTAGTTGTTCAGCAGCAGTTTTAGCTTGTGGCCCTGCTCCTGTAACGACAGTTGTATTACTACCACCGCCACCATAAATAGCAGGTTGTAATGGTTGTTGGTTTAATGGAACAGAAGTATATGTAGTGTCGCCACCACCACCAGGTACAAAGGTTTGTGAACCATCGTCCTCATCAACTAGCCCTCCACCTGGTGTGTAAGGGCTATTAAATTTTTCAGGATTATTAGTTGGGTTCCAAGTACCAGCACCAGTAGCAAGGGGGCTAGCGTTTGCATCACCTGTTTTTAAGAAGCCTGCTCGTTCAGAAGAATAGCCAACATTTGCTGAAAGATTTTGAAGTGCCATTGCCTTTGCTTCTTCAAAAGTTTTTCCTTGATCCATCAATGCACCAGTGTCAGCCATTGCATCGTATGTCCAGTATTGATGACCAACTGCTCCTGCATTTCTGCCTAGCTGAGATTGAAAAACATTATCAATATCAGTAGCCCATGCTGCTACATCTTCCTTAGTTACCAGTGATGGACTATCACCTACCTTGGCTGGTCTAGTACCTGACATGTAATTTTTATTAGACAGGACAGGTAGCTGTGTATTAGTTGCCATCGTTATTCGATGTTGTTCTGTTCATTATATACAGATCGCAACATTCTTACTAGCTCCACCTGTCCACCGTACCTCCATATCTCTCGGTCATGTGCATCTATTGATGGACATCTATCAGGGTAGATCTCTTCTAGTTTCCTAATTAGTACCTCATCTATTGGAGGCCAGAGTTCTTCATCAATCATGTGGTGGGTGGTTCCCAGAGGGATACTTCTTGCTTATGTAAATTGTACTCTCCGTGTCTCAAGATTCTAGTAAGTCGTGCTGAAAGTAATGCTGATTTGTATGTAAGTTTCCTCTTCTCGTATGCACCTA